ATGGGAGGTGGAAATTATATGGCCAATACAAAAGATGCTTATGTGAAATGGAAAGAACAAGGATTATTAGAAACAAAACTAAAAATCATCTCTGACTATTATTCATATAAAGAAGCAAGAGGTTTAATTTATAACTTACTTGGAGTTAGTGAGGCAACTTGGGAAAGACTCAAGAAAAGACATGAAGAGATTAGATTTACAATTGCAGAAGCAAAGAAACTTCATGAGCAACTACTTTTAGTAAGTATTACAAGAAGAGCTGAGGGTGAATACTATGAGGACACTCAAACAATTATTGAAGAGTCTAATGGGAAAACCAAGAAGAAGATCGTTAAGATTAAAAAATATATACCAGGAGATGTTGGAGCTGGTAAGTATTTATTATCAAGACTACATGGTGAGAAGTATAACGAAAATAAAGAAATGTTAGAAATTGCTAGAAAACGTCAAGAGAGTAACTTTGAGGAATGGAATATCAATGAAAATAAAAAATCTAAATCTAAATAGTTTAATTGAATATGAAAACAATCCAAGAGATAATGATTCTGCAGTAGATGCTGTTGCAGCATCAATAAAGGAGTTTGGATTTAAAGTTCCAATTGTTGTTGATAGTAATTTAGTAATTGTTGCTGGTCATACAAGATTAAAAGCAGCTAAGAAGTTAGGATTAACTGAGGTTCCATGCTTAATTGCTGATGATTTAACTGATGAACAAATTAAAGCATTTAGACTTGCAGATAATAAAACAGCGGAGCTTGCAACATGGGATTTAGCAAAGTTAGAAGAAGAATTGTTTGATATTGATATGGATATGCTTCAATTTGGATTTGAAGAGATGCATTCTGATATACCTGATAATGCAACCGATGATGACTTTGACCCAGATAATGAAATACCAGAAGTTCCTGTCAGCCAAAAAGGTGACCTTTATGTACTAGGTAATCATAGAGTATTATGTGGTGACTCAACAATTAAAGAAGATGTTGATGTATTAGTTAATGAAAAGTTAGTTGATATGATCTTTACAGATCCACCATATAATGTTGACTATGAAGGAACAGCTGGTAAGATTCAAAATGATAAAATGGAAGATAGTGCTTTTTATACCTTTTTACTTAGTGCTTTTACTAATATGTTTGAAAACACTAAAAAGGGTGGGGCTATTTATGTTTGTCATGCAGATACTGAAGGACTTAACTTTAGGAATGCTTATAAAACGGCAGGCTTTAAACTTGCAGAGTGTTTAATCTGGGTTAAGAATGCTTTAGTTTTAGGTAGACAAGATTATCATTGGAGGCATGAGCCAATCCTTTATGGTTGGAAAGAAGGAGCAGCTCATTATTTTATTGATGATAGAACGCAAGATACGGTCTGGGAATATAATAAACCAAAACGCAATGAGGAGCATCCAACGATGAAACCACTTGAATTAGTAGGTAAGGCAATCGCAAACTCATCAAGAGTTGGTGAGGTTGTTCTTGACCTATTTGGTGGTAGTGGATCAACGCTCCTCGCAGCTGATCAACTGGGTAGGTCTGCATACTTAATGGAATATGATGAAAAATTTGTAGATGTTATCATAAAGCGATTTATAAGACATAAAGAATTTAAAAACGATAGTTTTTATCGCCTGCGTGAAGGTGTTAAAACACCTTTAAGCGAGATACCTGAATTTAATCTAGAAGATTAGTCACTATAGTGAAAAATTGACTTGCTATAACAAAAAAGTTATTTTAATATGCTACATGACGAAAGGAAGGTAGTGTAGAATGAAAAAAGTATTATTTGAAAGAAAAGCATATAAGGAGCAAATTGTCCCACAGGATGATTACACAATAGAAAAAGTAGTAGAGCTCTCAATAAGTAAATTTAATAAGTTCTTAGATGATATGCTTGCAGATTATGATTTTATAAAAGAAAACAAAGATTTAATGTATGTAGATAAGGACAATATTTGGCATGCAATTTATGTTACAGCTAAAGATGTAGACTATGGAATTTTGATTCAATCAGAAGGATATGGTTATGCAAGATACTCAGCATTTTTAAGAAAGTGTCATGTAGAGGTGCAAAATGTCTGATAATAGAATTCCTTTAAACATCTGGATTGAAAGATTTAAAAACGCTGAATTTGAAAATGAAAACACTAAAGTTCAAATTGAGGCAGGTTGGTATGATTGGTTTTGTAGAGATACAAGCTTAAAAAACAAAACTAAGAAAATAGGCAACATCATTAAACAAATTAAAGATGGTGGCAAAGTAAATTTAAATGAAACTTTTGTCTGGTTTAAAAATAACTGTCCAATGAGTGGTCCATTATATGATGATTTTAGAATTGCAAACATTAAAGACGGTGCAACTCAACTTGTAATACAAATAGACTCACCTTGGGAAAATGAAAGGTATGCAGTTTATAGTGTTGATGACTTTTTTGATAAACCAGTATTGCTTACAAACTCAAGTAGAGAATTAGTGAAATGGTTAAATGGTGAATTAGATGAGCGTATTTGAATATAGGAATCCTCATCCAAAAGGACTACATACAACTGATTGTGTAGTAAGAGCAGTTTCGCTAGCATTTGATAAAGACTACTTAGAAGCAAGACGTGAACTAAACCGAAGCAAGAAAGAATTAGGCTTTGGAAGTTATAAAGAAACAAAGTTCATTTATAAATATTTAGAGAACTTTGACAGAATTGTATTAAAAGTTCCAAAAGGTGTACCAAGAGTTAAAGTTGATGACTTTGCAAAGTTTTTTAAAGAAGGAACTTATATCGTGAAACTTGCAAAACATATAGTTTGTATCAAAGATGGTAAGTTATTAGATACTTGGGATTCTAGTTACCGTTCAGTTTACACAGCTTGGAAAATTAAATAACATAAAGGTAACTATTAAACCTTTAACTTTAAAACATTAGGCCTTACGTTTCGACGTGTGGCCTTTTTAAGTCTTATTGCAACTTACACTTTAAAAGAATATATAAAACAAACAGAAGGGATTTTTCAAAATGATAAAAAGAGTAATAAGTAGTGAATCTGTCTTTGATGGACACCCAGATAAAATATGTGATAGGATTAGTGATGAAATTCTAGATGCAGTATTAAGTGAAGACAAACTTGCAAGAGTAGCAATTGAGGCAGCAATTAAAAACAATACCGTATATCTATTTGGCGAGATAACAACAACTGCAAAAGTAGACTATAATTTAATTGTTTATAGAACATTATTAAACTTAGGTTATTTAAAAGAGTTTAAGGTTATTAAAAACATCTCAGAACAAAGTCCAGACATTGCACTAGGTGTAGATGAGAGAGGAACTAAACTACAAGGTGCTGGTGACCAAGGTATGATGTATGGTTATGCAACAAATGAAACAGAAGAAAGAATACCTGCACCACTGGCATTAGCCCATAGAATTGCAAAGCGTTATAAGTTCTTAAGAGAAAATGAGTATCTAGGTTTATTTGCACCAGATGGAAAGTGTCAAGTTTCATATCTTTATGAAAATGATAAACCAGTAGAAATACAAACAATAGTAGTATCTGCTCAAACTAAATGTTCAATTGATCCGATTCTTTTAGAAAGAATCATAAAGGCTGATTTATTAAAACCTTTAATTGGAAGCCTAGATGGTATTAATATTTTAGTTAATCCAACTGGTGAATTCTTAATTGGTGGACCTGATGCAGATGCAGGACTTACTGGTAGAAAGATTATCGTTGATACTTATGGTGGCTTCTCACATCATGGTGGTGGTGCTTTTTCTGGTAAAGACACATCAAAGGTTGATAGAAGTGCTGCTTATTATGCAAGATATGCAGCTAAGAGTTTTGTTGATGCAGGACTTGCAGATAGATGTGAAGTAGGTGTTGCGTATGCAATAGGTGTATCAGAACCGGTATCTTTATACATTGATACATTTGGCACAGGAAAATTAAGTGATGAAGAGTTGTTATACCTATTAAAATTGTACTTTGATTTTAGTCCTTCGAACATTAGAAAAGAACTTGAACTTGATAAGGTTAAGTTTTCATCACTCTCTGCATTTGGTCATGTTGGAAGAGATGACTTAAATGTTAAATGGGAAGATACCAAATCAAAAGCAACTGAACTAAGAGAAGCCTATGGCAAAGCCAAAAGAACTGCACAGGTTTTATAAATCCAAGGCTTGGCAACTTGCTCGAACTATTAAAATAAACGCAACACAAGGCAAGTGTGAGCGCTGTGGTGGCGTAGGTGAAGAGGTACACCATCAAATAAGATTAACTCTTTCTAATCTTGGTGATACATGTATTAGCTTAGATCAAAAGAATCTAGAATTGTTATGTAGAGCTTGTCATAACGAAGAGCATGGAAGGTTTAAGAAAAAAGAAGTATTGTTTGATGAAAATGGTAATTTTATAGGATTAATAACAGATGAAATGGACAAAAACTCATAATTTATATATAATATAAGTGGTGAGGTGATTAGATTGAATTTTGATAATAATGATGAAAAAAATGTTGAAGAATTGAAACAAGAGAAAGTGGATGAATTTTCTGTAGATACAACTATTGATGATGAAGGTAAAAAGAAAATCGGTTTACTAGGTGGAATTAAAAAGATTGCATCTAAAGGAGTAGATCTTGCTAAATCTGGGATTGAAAAGGGAATCGATGTTACAAAAGAGGGTGTCTCAAAAGTCAAGGATAAATATGAACAGGTTAAACTAAGTAAAGAAGAATTGAAAAAGTATGAGAATACCTATAGAGACAAGACATATTTATTTGAAATAAAAGGGACTATCAATAATAAAGGTAGTCTAGAAACTATTAGGGCATTTAGAGATATGGAAAAACAGATGCTTTATATCCCACAATCGGAAAGTAATTTAAATATTGTAAAAAGTAAAACCAACTTAATTAACACGTCAGATGCTTCTGTAATTGAAGTTGAGTATATCGAAACAAAAGATATATCTTTAAGAGAAATGTTTTCTGATGACAATACAAAATACGATGTTCAATGTTATCAAGCAAAATTTAATTTTTTAAAGAGCCAAGCCCAGCCAACAGTCACAAATATAAGTAATGTGGTAAATCAAAATGTAAATGTTTCTGGACAACATACTGGAGACATTAATTTAACTTCTAATATTGAACAAAAACTTGATACTTTTATCAATGATGTAAAAGGATTTAAAACTAAACTTTTTTCAAAAGAAAGAAAAGCCCAAGATGAAGCAATTAAAATTATCGGACCTGTGAAAGATTCGATAATAAATGGTAAAAAAGATCCAACCTTATTACAAAGGTTCTTAGATTTATTAGTAGGGTTTGCTCCAGCGTTAGCAGAAACTTTTAAAACATTTATGTAATCCCCCCCATCATCTCTTGTTGATGGTCCCAAGGGTACCGCACGGAAGGGGCTTTAAAAAACGTGAGGCAAAAATTTTGAAAATCTAGAAAACATGTAAACGGAATTAGTCACTTTTGGTGGCTTTTTTCTTTATTTTAGTAAGTTTTGAGGTAAAAAAATGAATAATAATAAAAAGATTAAAACTGAATATGAAAGATTAAAGAAACTGTTTGCTTCTGTAGATCCAACTAAAACTGAACTTGTAGATAATTTATTAAATGAAGCAGCATTTATGAAAATACAATTATCTAATTTACAAGAACAAATTAAAAAGTATGGTGCAATTCAAATATCCTCAAAAGGAAATCAAAGGCAAACAGAAGCAGCTAAGTATTATACAAAACTAGTAAATAGTTATGGAACAGTGATTAAAACTCTAAATGCTATTATGGGTAAAAACGTAATGGATGAAGATGATGAGTTTGATAAGTTTATGGCTAAGATATCAGAATGAATTATTTGTTAGATTATTATAATGAAATTCAAAAAGGAAATATTGTTGTTGGTAAAGAACTGTTTACAGTAATTGAATCATTAATTAATGATATGGATAATCCTAGATATATCTTTGATGAAAAACCAGGCAACATTAGAATTGAGTTTATTGAAACATTTTGTAAACATACTAAAAGTCCTTTTAATGGACAACCATTCTTATTGGAACTCTGGGAGAAAGCAGTCCTTCAAGCAGCATATGGTTTTAAGATGGCCGATACGAAATTAAGAAGGTTTAATGAAGTATTGTTATTGATTGCTAGAAAGAATGGTAAGACCACCTTTATAGCAGGGATTGACTTAGCAGAGTTTTTCTTATCAAAAGGTGGTGTTGATATTGTTTGTGCATCTAATACAACAGAACAAGCAAACATTCTTTTTGAAGAAATTAACAACATGAGAGAACAATCTAAAGCTCTGTCTAATGAAAGAAGGAGTAAAAAGAACATCTTTCATATTTACTCACCAAAGACTAAAAACAAGATAAAGAAGTTATCGGCTCAATCAAGAAACAAAGATGGTTATAACATTGAAGTTGGTTGTATTGATGAGGTTCATGAAATGACTGATAGTAAAGTCTATGATGCAATTAAGCAAAGCCAATCAACTAAAGAAGAACCGCTTATATTTATTATTACAACAGAAGGAAATACAGTAGGTGGCTTTCTTGATAACAAACTTGATTATGTTAGAAAGATGATCAAGGGTGAGATCCAAGATGAAAGAGTACTTCCTTGGTTATATACTCAAGATTCAGTTAATGAAATATACGAAGATAAAAGAACATGGCAAAAGTCTAATCCTAGTTTAGGAACAGTTAAGACTTATTCATACTTAGAAGACTTAATGAATAAATCAAGACATGACCTAGCGACTAGAGTTACAATGTTATCTAAAGACTTTAATATTAAACAATTAGAACAAGGATCATGGTTAAGTTTTGATGATCTAAATAATGCTGAATCATATACACTTGATGATTTAAAGAATAGCTATGCAATTGGTGGAGTTGACTTATCATCAACTACAGACTTAACAGCAGCGATATTATTAATTATTAAAGATAACAAAAAGTATGTTATTCCTCAATTCTTTATGCCAAGTGGTGTAATAGATAAGCGTAGAGAAGAAGATAATGTTCCTTATGATATCTGGGTTAAAAAAGGTTTAATTACTGTAACAGAAGGTAATCAAAATGATTTTACTTTAGTTACTCAGTGGTTTATGCAAATGATAAGAGCATATGAAATAAGACCTTTATGGGTTGGTTATGACCCATGGAACAGTCAATATTGGATTAAGGAAATGGAAGAGTTAGGTTTTAATATGGAAAAGGTAAGACAAGGTATTTATTCATTATCAGAACCCATGAAACAACTTGAAGCAGACTTAAAAAATGATAAAGTCATTTATAACAACAACCCTATCCTTAAATGGAATCTAGCAAACACTCAAGCTAAAGTAGATGTTAATGGAAACATCCAACCTTCAAAGTTAAATAGTAGATATAAACGTATTGATGGAAGTGTTGCTTTAATCATTGCCTATGCTGTTTTAAATAGATATAAATTAGAGTATGAGAATATGATATAATATACAAAAATAACAAGGGTTGATTTATCATGAAAACGAAAAACAATAGAAATAAGGTTTATGATTATAGGGAGAGATTTGATAGCAAGTATGGTATTCTTTTTGAAGAATGTACTAATAATATTAATAGTTTAGTACAAGAAGCAAAACTACTATTTGAAAATGGTTTTTATGCAAGAAGCTTTATGATAAGTTATACTGCACTTGAAGAACTAGGCAAGAGACTTATAGTTGCAGATTATATTAATGATATTGTTTCAGAATCTGAATTGAAAAGAGCTTTCTATAATCATGATATAAAAATGGCTTATTTACATAATAATGCTAATTTAATAAAAAATGATACTGGATCGTATGATGCAGAAATAGTTTATGATTTAGATAAATATGGTAAATGGCTTAAAGAAAGAAATAAATCGCTTTACGTAGACTTTCGTGAGAATGAAATAAAATCACCAATTAAAGAAATAACAAAAGAATATGCGCAAAAAATACTAAACTACGTATATAAAATCATAAAAGATACAAACTTTTATGAAGGTTTTAATGGAAGAATAGGCTCAAAAGCTATTTACAAATAACAATTAAATTATATGGAGGTCTCAATGGCCATATTTAAAAGAAAGAAAAAACAGGGCTCTACGGAGTCCTTTAAATTAGTAAGTGACTTTAATAGTCCACACGTTCCATTTGGAAGTAACATATCCAAATCAGATGTTGTAAAGATTGCTATTGATAGGATTGCAAGTCAATGTGCAAAACTAAAACCAAGATATATAAAAACATTAAATGATAAGACAGTTACGGAGAAATCTGGCAGACTGTCTTTTATTTTAAAGCACAAGCCAAATGAAGTAATGACACCTTATCAATTTATCTATAAAACTATTACTACCTTACTCATGAATGATAATGCATTTATATATCCAATGTTTGATAGTAAGACATTAGAACTAAAAGGATTGTATCCATTAACGCCATCAGCCGTTGAACCGAAGGTTGATGATAAAGATAATTATTACTTAAAGTTTTACTTTGAGAATAACGATGCCTTTATTATTCCATATGAGAATATCATTCATCTAAAAAGGTTTTATCATTCAAATGATATCTTTGGTGGGAGTAATTCAAATGGTGACCATGATGCATTACTTAAAACAATAGGCATTAATGAAAATGTCTTACAAGGTATTGATAATGCACTTAGAAGTTCCATGCAAATAAAAGGTATTGTTAAGATGAGTGCCATGTTAAGTGAAGCAGATAAGAAAAAACAACTTGATATGTTTAATGAAATCTTAAGAGACTCCATTAAAAGTAAGGGAAGCTCAATTATTCCGGTTGATTTAAAAGCAGATTATATTCCACTATCTGTTGATCCAAAGCTGATCGATAGTGAAACCTTATCATTCTTACAATCAAAAATACTTGATTACTTTGGCGTTTCAAAAGAAATATTTTCATCAAATTATAGTGAAGATGAGTTTAACTCATTTTATGAACAAACTATAGAGCCTTTAGCCATTCAAATGTCTGAGGCTTTTTCTTTAGGACTACTAACTGATAATGAAATTATGAGAGGTGAGGAAATCATTTTTTATAGTGAAAGATTACAGTATGCATCATGGAATACAAAAGTAACTGCAATTGAAAAGTTAATGGGACTAGGCATTATGTCCTTAAATGAATCAAGAGCATTACTTGGACTTGAACCAGTTGAAAATGGTGATAAGAGATTACAATCACTTAACTACATTGATTCAATGAAGGCTAACGAATATCAAATAGGAAAGGATAATGAGAATGAAGGTAACGATTAATGGTAAGGTTTCAAAAGATGTCTTAACATCAATTTTAAATGAACAAAAAGATAAGACAAAACTAATTGATAACTTTGCTAAAGAAAATAAACTCGAATCAATTATTTATAAAGATGCAGAGTTAGAGTATGAAGGTGGATTTACTAAAGCACCTAGTAAAAGAATTGAGGTTGAAAAAAGATGAGTAAACAAAAAGAAATCAGACTTGCAGAGGTTGAACTAACCGAAGTAGAAGACAAGATGATTTTAGAAGGTTATGCAATTATTTATAACGATGAGACTTTAATTGGTGATGAGGAGTATGGATTTTATGAAACGATAAGTCCAGATGCTATTACAGCTGATGCCATTAAAGATGTTCCGATGAAATACAATCACAATGATGCTTTCTTGATTATCGCAAGAACTAAGAATGGATCCCTTGAATTAACCTCAGATGATACTGGCCTTAAGGTAAAAGCAGAACTACTAGATACTCAAACAAATAGAGATATTTATAAAATGGTTAAATCCGGTCTCTTAGATAAAATGAGTTTTGCTTTTACAGTTAAAGAACAAATATGGAACCATGATGGAAATATTCCAAAAAGGTTAATTACCAAAATTGATAGATTATATGATGTATCAATTGTAGATATTCCTGCTTATGATAACACTTCGATCTTTGCTCGATCTTTAGAATCTATGGATTTAGAACTAAGGGCTATGGACTTAGCTAAGAAAAAAGATAGAGAAGTATTAATAAGAAAAAGACTAAATTTAAAAATAAAAATTGGAGGAAACAAATAATGAATTTAGAAAAAAGAAGTAATGAAATTAAAGCACGCATCACTGAGATTAAAGGTCTAATTGGTACTGAGGTAACACTTGAAGTATTAGAAGAGTTAGAAGCAGAAGTTGATGAACTAACTCAAGAGGATGCTGAGATTGAACGCAAACTATCTATTATGAGAAAAGCAGACTTTAAACCGATTAAAGTTACCGAGCGAAACAATGTAGATAAAGATGCATTAGAAAAACGTGGAGCTGCATTAAAAGAAAGTAGAGTGATTCAAGTTTCAAGTGATGAGATCCTACTTCCAGAACATACAGCATCAACGATTGCACCACACCCATTCGCTCAAGTATCAAGCCTTGTTGATAGAGTTAAAGTTGTTAATTTAAATGGTGGTGAAACATACAAGAAATCATTTATTAAAGGAAGTGGCACTGCTGGCTTGACTACAGAAGGTGAAGCGTATAGTGAAACAGAACCAGAGTTTGGTTATTTAACTATTACAAAGGTTAAAGTTACAGCCTATACAGAAATCACAGAAGAGTTAGAAAAACTACCAAGTCTACCTTATCAAGCAGAAGTTATTAAAAACATTAACCTAGCATTAAAGAAAAAGATTAGTGAACAAATCTTAAGAGGTCCAGGTACATCTAATACATTTACAGGTATCTTTAGTGATAAAGCAATTGCTTTATCTGATGCTAAAGAACTAGAAATTGAAGCAATCACTGATACAACACTTGATGATATTATCTTTGCATATGGTGGCGATGAAGAGATTGAGGGTGGCGCTTATTTAATTTTAAATAAAAATGATTTAAGAGCATTTGCAGGTCTTAAAACAGCAGAAGGTAGAAAAGTTCATACAATTGATTATGTTAATAGTACAATTGATGGCATTCCTTATATTATCAATTCAAACTGTAAAGCAATTACAGATACTAATACACAAGCTGGTGAATACGGTATTGCATATGGTGGACTACAAAACTATGAAGTGCCAATTTTCTCACCAGTAGAAATTGGTAAGTCAACAGACTACAAATTTAAAGACGGCATTATTGCATATAAAGCATCAGTCTTTACCGGTGGTAACGTTGTAGGTTATCAAGGGTTTTTAAGAGTTAAGAAAAAAGGTACTACACCTAAAGAATAGAGGTTTAAAATATGGGACTACTTGAGATGATAAAAAAATCATTATTAATTCCTTTAAGTGAAGATTATGCAGACTTAGAGTTAATGAGTTTAATTGATAGCTGTAAGGACTTAATTAAATCTACCGGAGTAAGTGAAAATGTTATTGATAATAATAAGATAGCCCATTCGCTAGTCCTGATTTATTGTAAGACGTTTTTTGGTTTTAAAGCAGATGGTTCTGTAAAAGAACTACCTAAAAGTTTTGAAATGCTTTTAAGACAGCTTGCAACAAGTAGTGGTGATGCTTATGTATCCAAGTAGTCCTAATATTAAAATTAAACTATTAACCTTAATAAGTGATAATGATGAAATAGGTAATAGTATTTTAAAGTTAGCTAAAGAAAAAGAAGTCATCGGTATTTCTAAATCAATAACATCTAAAGAATACTATGAAAGTAAGAAGCAGGAATATAAAGTAGATGTGGCTTTAAAGATATTAAGTTTTTTATATGATGGATCTAAGTATGCTGAATATGATCATACAATTTATAAAATTGAAAGAACTTATTTATCTGGTCAATACATTGAGTTATATCTAATGGAAACTAATATAAAGCGAAGTGATATAAATGGCGACAATGGATAATTTTATCGATATTATTAATAAAGAAATTGATAACTATACAAAAGATACGCTAAAAGGTATTGAAGCAAGATTAGATGAGACAGCAGATAAGATTTTAGAATACTTATCATCTAATACACCAAGAAGTGGTAGGACTGGTGCACTAGCAGATGATTTTGTTAAAGAGGTTAGTGGTAGTGGCATTACTAAGACAATTACTATCTATGCAAAAACCAAAGGAAGTATTACGCATTTAGTAGAGTTTGGCTTTAATCATAAGAGTGGAAAGTATGTAGCAGCAAGACCATTTTTAAGACCAGCATTTGATGCACTGACTCCAAAAATGCTAGAAGATATAAGGGAAATTATTAGTGGAAAATAACCTACTCTTTATATATTCTGTATTAGAAAAAGTACTACCTAAAAATGTATATTATGCACTACAAATTAAACCTAATGCCAAACTACCATTCATTGTTTATCAAGAGATAAATAAACGATCAACAAAATATCACGATGATCATGCATTTTTAAAAATAACAACTATTCAAATTTCACTTGTTACAGATAAGAAAGATTTAAAGATTGAAAAGAAACTAGAAGATACATTAGAGGCACATGATATCAATTATCAAATGATAAGTGAATATCATATTAAAGATAGCGGTATATACCGTATTTATGAAATAAAAATGGAGGAATTTAAGTATGAGCAATAAAGTAACATTCGGACTTAGAAATGTTCATTATGCAATAGCAACACCAAATGAGGATGACAGTTGGACATATAGTGAACCAAAGAAATTAATCGGTGCTCAAGAATTAACTGCAGAGGTAATTGCAGGTAAAACTGATGTCTATGCAGATGATAGAATACTTGCAACATTAGTATCAAATAGTGGTTCAAATATTACATTAACTTTAACTGAACTAGATGATGATTTTAAAGTAGATGTGCTAGGTTTTGAAAGAGACCAAAACAATAACTTAGTAGAAGTTGTAAACCATAGAAATAAAACATTTGCACTAGGCTATGAATTACAAGGTGATGCCAAATCTAGAAAGATATGGTATTTCTTATGTACAGCAAGTCCAGTAAGTGATGCAACTAAGAGTAAGGCTGAATCAATTGAGCCAAACTCAGTATCATTAAATATTACAGCAAGATCAATTGAAGTTGGTAACTATTCGGTTATTAGAACGATTGCAAAGTTTGGAGATAGTAACTATTTAACATTCTTTTCAAGTGTTCCAACACTTCCTATTTTAGGTACTTAAGATGGAAAGAACAATTATATTAAACGGAGAGCCTTTAAGATTAAAGAGCTCTCTTTTTACCATTATAGAGTATCGTAATGTATTTGGAACTGAATTGTTTAGTGATATTAAAAAGATGGATATCACATCTGATGAAGATGCTGGTAAAGTAATCGATGTATTATTTAAGATTGTCTATATCTTAAACAGACCATACACGAAGCAAAGCTATGATGACTTTTTAACTAATCTAGATTTCAATATCTTATCAAATCCTGATGAAATTGAAAACTTATCTGTAACGATTGCTGAAATGTTAGGTGGAGGCATTAAAAAGGATAGCCCAAAGTAGAAACCGAAGATGAGCACATAACAGCAAACATAATTTATAATCTTGCTCATCTGGGGATATCTATTAAAGATGCTTCATTTTTTGATATAGAAGTATATTCACAAATTGTTGATTTAGAATTAAAAACATTCTCAAAAGATTTAAATACTAAACAAGCAACGCAAAAAGATATAGATTTGTTTTTATTATAGAAGGTGGTGAGTAATAGTGGCAGAAACAATTAAAGGTATAAATATAAAGTTAAGCCTAGATGGTCAAGATTTAGATAATGAACTAAAATCAATTAATAAAGAATTGCGTGAGCAACAAAGAGACCTAAGAGCTATTAATACGAATCTACGATATGATAGTTCCAATCTTGATTTATGGAAAAAGAAACAATCTCAGTTAAATGAAGTAATAGATCAAACTAAAAAGCGATTAGAAACTCAACAAAAACAACTAGAACAAGCAAGACTAGGATTAAAACTTGGAACAACATCAGAAGCAGAGTTTAGAAAACTCCAAAGAAATGTTACTTATAATGAAGCAGATTTAAAAAGACTTAATAACGAATTAAAAAAGACTAAAGATAAAGTCAAAGATTTAGGTAATTTAAAGTTTGATAATCTTGCTAAGGTAGGTTCGACCTTAACTAAATCATTAACAGCTCCAATACTTGGTGCTGTTGCTGCTTTAACTGCTTTTGCAAGTAAGGGTGTTGATACTGCAGATAGTATCGGAAAAACTGCTACAAGACTTAGAATGTCTGCACAAAGCCTGCAAGAATGGAATCATGTAGCAAGAATGTCTGGTGTAGAAACCGCATCACTTGAAAAAGCATTTGAGAAAGTAAATAACATTGTTGCAGACATTTCACTTGGTGATGTAAAAGGCTTTGCAGGGGTATTTCATGCACTTGATATATCTATGGATGAGATAGATGGTAAAGATACAAGTGAAGCCTTTGAAGTTATAAGAAACGCCCTTGAAAAGGTGGAAGATGAATCGTTAAGAGCTGCACTAGCTAATCATTTATTCGGTGATAAGATAGGTTCTGATTTACTTCCAATGTTAAGCCAAGAAGAAGATGCCATTAAAGATTTAAGAAAAGAAGCGATAGAACTTGGTATAGTTACCAATGAACAAATTGATGCAGTTGGTGGTTACAAGGATTCATTAGATAAATTAAAACAATCAACTACTGCACTTTCAGTAGAAGTGGCAGAAGTGATGATTCCTGCAATGCAAGGTGTTGTTAATATTTTAAAGAATCATCTAATTCCTGCCTTTAGATCTGCAGTTCAGTGGTGGCAAGGTTTAAGTAATGAAACTAAAGTATTAATAACTGTAATTACAGGACTACTTGCAGCAATAGGTCCTGTTCTAACGATTATTGGAAAAGTTGGGCCACTTGTTAAAACAGTAAGTATAGCATTTAAGGCACTAGGAAGTGCCGGTATTTTTGCTGGTGCAGGAATAAATGCTGCAACACTTGGAATTGGTGCTTTAATTGCAATTGTTGCAATTGCATTATTAGAAAATGAAAAGTTTAAAGAACTACTTGCAAAACTCATGGAAACATTCATGAAACTACTTGAGCCTATTATGCAAATAGTAGAAGTTTTAATGAATGCTCTAATGCCTATCCTAGATATAGTCATAGGTATTATTACAAAACTTATTGATATTTTAATGCCAATTATTGATATGATACTTGCACCTTTAGTTAAACAGTTAGAGTTTTTAGGTCGTATTTTTGAAATGATTTCACCTTTAATTGAAATGGTCGGTAATGTATTACAGAAAGTATTAGTTCCAGCATTTCAAGTATTAGAAAAAATATTAAATCCGATCTTAAAGATTTTAGAAAAGATCATTGGATTCTTTGAGAAGATCTTTAATTTTGCATCAAGTGTAGGTGATGTAGTTGGAGGCGTATTAGGTGGTGTTGGCGATGCCATTGGTGGTGTAATAAATGGTATTGGTAACTTTGTCGGTGATGCAGCTAGCAAAGTTGGTGATTTTGCTAAAGGTGTAGTTGATAAGGTAAGTGGAACAGTTGGAGGAGTTGTTGATAGTGTAAAAGGTGTTGTAAGTGGTGCAACCAAAGCTGTATCAAATGTTACTAGTAATATATCAAGTGGTATTTCAAACTTTGCAAGTAATGCTAAAGATAAAGTTGGTGGTGCACTTAAAGGAATCGGTAATTTCTTTGGCAGTGCCTTAAACTTAAAAGGTAACTCGAATAATTCAAAAACAACAAATAACCAATCAACCACACATAATAGTGTAACAATCAATACATCATCACAAAGTTTTGATGTTGACTCCATTAACCGAGCACTTGGAGGTAAGTTCATATGATAAGACAGTTTTATTTTGAAAATGATAATGGCCAAGCCTTTTACTTTAAGTATGCAAATAATGTATTGCTATCTGAAGTAACCGGACTTGGCTTTAGTTTTGATTATAAGTATTTAAAGTTTGACCATGTATTTGAAACAATAAAACAAGATGTAGAGCTTGCAGAAATACAAGGAACTATTAGTTTTTTAGATGGCTATTTAGGGTATCAAAAGTTAATTGATTATTTAACTATTCAGTCAAAGAATTTAAAACTTTATTATAAAGACTTAGAATTAAAATATATCTATGTTGATGTTAGTAGTTTAAGTAAGACAGAAATTATTGATGGTTATTTAAAATGTGATTTAACACTTCATAAAAAATCATACTGGATTAAAGAAAGACAACTCATTTTAGATTTTGGTAAAAACATAGTAGGTAAGAATTATCCTTATAAGTATCCGGTTAGTTATCTAACAACTAAAGCAGAAGAAACTAGAATAAGTGTATCAGGTATAAAAAATGCAGCAACCATTATTGAGCTTGTTGGTGATGTGAATAAGCCAGAGTTAAATGTTTATAGACAAAATAAAGTAGTCTCATCAATGAAACTAAACATTGATAAAGATAAGGCAAATATAATAATTTCATCAATACCTAATAATCAATATATGAAAGATTTAACAAGTGGAGCCAACCTTGATATTTATCACTTACAAGATTTTAGTAAAGATAATTTTATCTTACTGCCTCCTGGTGAATTACTAATAGAGTTTAAATCTGGTAGGACCACAAACACTTTATGTAAGCTTACAATCTTTGAGTATCATCTGGGGTAGAAGTATGGATATTATAATTTTAGATAGATTTGATTTTAGTGTTAAGGATTATGCCTATGTAGATAATGAATTTGAAATTGTAACAGATTTAGTACTAACACAAAAATCTAGTTTTAAAATTAATAAGAAAATGATTACTGCCAATGTTGGTGACTTTATCTATGTAAAAAATGATGATATGTATATTGGCGTGATTGACTCAATTGAAAATGAAAAAGACCATAAGTTTATCACATCATTAGATTTTAAAGAACTATTAAAAATTGAGTTTGTAGCAACCAATTATAATGGCAATCTAGCAATCTATATAGAAAACCTAATCAGAGCAGCACTTATTAATAATAGTGATTCAAGAGTCAATCTTAGCTATTTGCAAATAAGTGTTGAAACATCAAAAATAGGTACATTAACTTTTGATAAAGATAAAGTTCTAACGATTTATGAACTCCTTGATTTAGTCTTTAAGATGTATGGCATTATGCTTAAATACAGGGTTGTAATAGAAAATGGAAAAATCCATGGTTTAGAACTTAGAATAGTAAATACAGTTACCGGCATTAAACTAAAAGCTGATAACCTGTATTTAGATGAGTTAGTTATTAATGATTCTAATAAAGAAAACATTAACAAAGTGGTTTATAAACCTAAGAGTGATAACTTGTTTTTTAAAGATGAAGTTACATTTTATATGTTAACTGATGGTTCAATAACAAGTGATGTAAACCATCCAATGCGTTTTAGAAAAGTCATTCAAAAGCTAGAAACCTATACCGATAATGATTATCTTGATTTAGCTAATAAAGCAAAAACAATTTTATCGGTTGCAAAGACTGATCATCAGATCACATTTAAGATCAACAAAAAAACAAACTCACTAGATGTTTTAAGAAACATTGAAGTGGGTCTTTTATTAGAGTTTATCTATCAAGGTAAAATCTATGATTCGATTTGTTCTAGTATTAGATATAATAATTCACTTGATCTATGTGAGATCACACTTGGTGAGTATCGGATCAAACTAACAGAAAAACTACAAATATTAAATAAAGGCATAAATAGTAATGTATCTAATGTAACCATTAATAATAGTGGTTATTCGGATTTAGATGGAGGAGAGTTTTAAATGGGTGTACAAAAAATTACATTTGATGAATCAAGTGTCAGTGCAAAGATTGATGCAGATATTTATCATTTTTTATTATCACATGAAGTAGGTATCTTTAAGAATTTCAAAAATAGTGTTTCATATACTTTAGCAAATAATGTCATTACATTTAGAGATGGGTATATAAGTATTTATGGCAGGCTTTTATATATTGAAAATAATACGCAAGTAAGTATTACAACGGATGCTTCAAGATATGGCTATACAGTTTTAGGTATTAACACAAACAACAATACTGCAACAATATATACAAAAGAAAATGCATCAAGTTACCCAAGTCTTACAACAACAAACCTTCTTAATAGTGATGGATTATATGAGTTAGTCCTTTGTGCTTACACAAAGACAACCAGTTCTGTAACTTTAAATAATAGTTATGAAAGATTATTTATTACAAATCACAAAGACCAAATCAGTGCTTTAAGAAGTGAGATGATTAGCCGTTTTTATCCAAGAACACATACGCCAAGTCTTATATCAAGCGGTGTTTATAGATTAGGTAATCTTAATTCACAGATATTAGAAAGAAGTATCGTTCAAGTTATTATTGCTGGTAAGACGGTTGTTACATTTCCAGGAGCTCAAATATTTATACTTGTAGGATCGAATGCTTCAGTAACATACAGACATAATGGAAGTGATTATACAATGCATTTATTCTATGAGAATGGTAATTTAACCTTTACATGTGGTAGCACAAGTCATGCGATAAACAAAGTTATTTTAACAACTTTATAGGAGGAAAGAAATCATGGCAATTATTCAAATTAAAAGAAGAACATCATCTGGAACTGGTCCGATTGTTGGAACTAGCGGTTCAATTAAAGCGGGTGAACCACTTGTTGACCTAAATGGTGGTAACTTATATGTTTCAAAATTAGATAAAACAGGCAGTTCAAGTAACCCAATTTTACTAACTGATTATATTGAATACTTATCAAAACCAAATGCAACAAGTTTAATTGATTCAAAAATTAGTGATTTAAGTTTAGGTACTGCATCAAAAAGAAATACCGGAACTAGCAATGGTACAGTGCCTTTAATTGGTGCAGATGGAAAACTTCCAACATCTGTTATTCCAAATATTAGTCCTGTCACAAGTGTTAATAGTAAAACTGGTGCAGTAACGATTACACTAAGTGATTTAGGTGGTGTTTCTACGACCACTTATAATGCTCACGTCTCTAGTAATGTGCATTTAACAGATACTCAAAGAACAAAACTAAATAACATTAGAAACGTTAGTATTAGTCAAGGTGTGGGATCTAAGTTTGTAACGAGTAAATCAACCTTTGATAATAGTATTATTTCAAATGCAATCTCTCTATATAACGTTTTAGATGATAATTACACACCAGCTAAAATGATCTATTATTTTGGAATTGATAGTTCTAAAGTATTAACACCAACATCAACCATTGATGGTGGAACATATTAATGCCGGTTATTAGAATTAAAAGAGGAACTAGTACACCTACAATTTCAAACTTAACGCAAACCGGTGAAATGGCCATTAATACAAACTCTGATGAAATATTTATAAGAAGTACATCTGGAATTGTTAAAGTTGGTGGTGGTTTCACTTTAATATATTCTGGTGGTACAACAATACCTACAACTTTAACTGCAAATAATATAACACTTAACAGAATGGTTAATCTTTATAATAAGTTGGTTGCTTTTGAAGTAAGAGCAGTAACTGGGACAGACACATATGAAACTCATGTAGTATTTGCAAGACTTGGAACAAACTCAACCGTATCATCAAGTGCAACTTACGATAGGTTATATTCATGGACAACCTTTGATGGTAGATATTTTAAAACACATTCGTTTAAAGCTTATTGTTCTAATAGTGTATCAAGCACAATGACTATAGGAAATCTAAAGCACTTAATTGGTGATTTTACAGGATCTACAATTTCATGGACAACCAATACAACAACAACCGCATATATTGAAAAGATATGGTTGGTTGAATAAGAATGGCATATACATTAACACTTAATAGTATAAGTCCAACAACCGCAGCAAATACCGGAAACATTGGTTTAAGAATTAACTTTAGTTTGTCTGGTTCTGGACTTGCAATACCAGGGTTTTCACTACGCTTATATAACGCACTAAGTGGTGGAACACTTATTAAAACACTTTATTATAGTGATATGTATGACCCAATATCTGGTAACTCATTATTGGTTGATTTTATAGGTGTTTCACCAGGCACTTATTATGTAGAACTTTATTATAAAGTAGCTGGAACACCAAGAAGGGCAATTACAATAACCGGTGTTGGTGGAGTTAAGAATATTAAGTTAAACAGTAGTGAAGTTAGTTCAAACAAATTAAACAGTCTTAATGTTACAAAAGAAACACATAACGGAAACACAGCATATGAAGGATAAAAGGGAGGTCCAATTATGGCCATTATTAAAAGTTTAAAATCAAGAGTAGGAATTGATATAAGTTATCATAGGGTGCTTGCAACAAACATTAACTATAAGGATAAAAAAATAGTTATTTGTCTTGCATCATATGTAAGTCTAGATAGTAGAATTGAAAACTATGACCCATTGGAGGTGGTTGATATTGAAGTTCCAAAGGAGGACTTTAGTTTATTTAGTGGTGTTGATACACATGAGATGTCATACCTTTGGTTAAAGGATAATATTGAAGGATTTGATAATGCTTTAGATGATTTAGAAAAAAGAGAGCGTGAAGTAGATGAGCAAACAGAAACTAACGAATGATGAGATAACTACGATTGTTAAAAGTTTATTTATGAATAATGAATTAATGTTTTTATACTATAGTGGTTCAAAAGCATATGGTACAAGTAATGAATTATCTGATATCGATGTAACAGCTGTGTTTAAAAATTTAGATGGTATTATTCATGCTACAACACAAGATATTGATATCTTTGCATATGGGTATGATTCCTTTTTAGCAAGGCAATCGATGTCTGATGAAGTTCCACTTTATAATCTAATTCATGCTGATGATATTATAAGTATTGAAAAAACGCTAATCTTTGTTGATGAGATTTATAAAAAGGATTTAGAAGCTATTAAAAAATTAGATTTCTATAAAGTACTACCTTTATATCTAGAAGCATTTATTAAATACTATGATGATTTAATCAATACAGAAAAAGTTGTAGTTAAAAGGGCTTATCATATTTTAAGACTAAGGGCGATTATTGAAGATACATTAAAGACAGAAAACTATCAAATAAACATTGATGATAAATGGATTAAAAAAATTAATGATCATAAAAGAAATTACGGATCATTAAACACAGAAGAATATCTGGCCGAGTTAAAAACTTATCTAGATAAAATAATTGAGATAAAAAATAAATATTTAAAGGATGATAATAATGAAGTACAAGTATAGTGCTTTATTCATGGTAGGGACGTTAGGGTCCTTTTTTTCATACCTTTTTGGAGGGTTTGATAGTTTGATGATTGCACTAATTGTATTAATGAGTATTGATTTTTTAAGTGGTTTATTGCTTGCAGTAGTATTTAAGAAAAGTAAGAAAACAGAAAGTGGCAGACTAAGTAGTGCTGCAGGTATTAAAGGTTTATCTAAAAAAATACTTATTTTATTCTTAATAGCAATGTCTCAGCAGCTAGATATTATACTTACAACTTCGTTTATTAGAGATGGAGCAATCATTGCCTTCATTTCAATGGAGGGTGTAAGTATATTAGAAAACTCAACACTTGCAGGTCTTAAAGTTCCAACAGTTATTAAAAATGTTTTAGAAGTCTTAAATAAGGATGGTAAAAAAGATGAGTAATCCAGAATTAGTAACAACCATTATAAGTATAGTGTTATCAATTATCTCTGCAGCATTAGGATATCTATCAAAGAGAAATGCTAAAGCTAAAAAGTATTATGAATCATATCTTAAGGTAGAAACTAGAATAAAAGAGCTTTGTATTATTGCAGAAGTTAATTATAAAAAGGGTGATCAGAAGAAAAAATACGTGATCGCAAATATTAGTATCTATCTAAAAGAAAATAATATTAACTTACCAGAAGAAGTAATAAATAAAATAATTGAATCAGTTATAAGTATTTCAAAAAATATTAATGCAGAAGGGCAGTCTAGAACTTAATCTAGATTGTCCCTTTTTTTATTAGTGAAATTAAGGTATACTTTATCTATAAAACTAATAAGGATAAGATAAGAATGAACAACATAGAAATAGCACTTAAGGGAATTAAAATCGCATCCAATTTATTAAATATACCTGAACCTAGCATCTTTTTTGCTAGTTCAGATGAACTACCTAATAAAGAAGTAACTGCATTATTTAGACATAAAGATTATGAAGTGATTTTTAATGAAGATTGGTTAGCGGAAGTTCCGTGGATCGAAGTAATGGTTACTTGTTTTCATGAGACTAGACATGCTTATCAAGCTTACTCAGTTAAGAACAGGATAAATGAATCGAAAGAAACATTAACCAAATGGAACAATGATTTTAATACTTATAATATGCCAAGCGGAACATTAGATGAAAAAGATGATGTTGACTACTTAACCCAGTCAATTGAAATAGACGCAATCTCATGGACCCATATAAAGATAAAAGAACTATTTAATGTTAAGACTATAATTCCGGATGGAATAAAATATTTAGTTTTTAATGAATAATGAGGGAGTAATATATGGATAATATTTTAAGTGTTTTGTTTTTAATAATTATGATTATAAATATTTTAGTTTATCTATTGGTTTTTTTGAATGATTTAAATATCATGATAAAGAATAACCATTTTAAAAAGACATATAATGCAGGCATTGATATGGGTAAAAAAATGGAAACAATGTTTATTGAAGAAACAAATAAGTCTAAAAAGATCGGTATGTTTTTTGGTTTCTTGCTTGTAATCTTGCTGTTACTTGGTATTTATGGGGCACCATTTTATCTGCCGATAATTATAGGTTTTAATTTGAACTTTGTTAGTGCTTTTCTTAGTTATATTATATTGACACTTTTAACATCTGGCATAAGAATTTATAGATATACAAAAAGCAATAATCCCAACACCACAAAGCTGACATTGATGTCTATATTGACAATTTTAAATTTTCAAGTAATATTGGTAACTCTTCATGGTTGGATTGCACCACTAAGTTCAATGATTCTAAATACTTATGAATCAGGAGAATTTTTATCAAATACTTTTACAATATTACTTCCAGTATTTTATTTTGGTTCAATAATTTTAACACTCTACTTATACTATATAGGACTCTTAAATAATAGTACAACTAAGAAAAATTCAAAGCATGATCCTAAGTTGTCTCATCTATTGATCATTTTAGTAATATCATCTGTAGTTGGGTTAATCTATTTATTTGAAATGGATCTTGATGTTATTAATAATAATAGTTTTAATTTAATCTTAAATTTATTTATGGTGATTCTGGGCTCGATATTGATTCCATCATTATTATCGCTTACTAGAAAAAGTGAGTCTCAAACTAATAAGATTTATAGAGTTCGTCGCAGCAGATATGCACATAGAAGGCGTACAAAATAAAAAAAGCAAACTCAAGGATTGCAAAAATAGTCTTATAAGGCTTTAATAGAAGTATAATATTAGTTGTTAGATTGTGTAGCAAAATGAACACAGACACTATTTGGCTTGTTGCAAAATGAACACACCAGATTGAAAGTTTGTAGCATTTTGAACACAACGTTTATTAAGTATGTTGCAAAATCAACACACCAAGTTGAAAGTATGTAGCATTTCATTTACAGCAAGACATCGTGAAATTAAATAATGCTACACTTCGGTGTGGCATTTTTTTTATGCCTTTGAAGTATTGTTGATATATGTTTGAAGTAGCATTGAGAAGGAAAGGGAACTTTTATAAAAAATCCCCATATTTGTAAATTTTAGATTAAATTTTATTTTATTTACTAGCTTTAATCGAGGGTTGAATAAAGGCTATTCGAGATTTTAAGCATTTTTAAGGTGAACTGATACCAAAAACCTGTACTTAGTGTAAACTAATATATATGCAGGAGGCATCATAATAAGGATAAAAAGAAAAAGAATAGACTATGGAGCGGGGAATTCAAGTTAAAAGTCGTTTTAGACATCATTGAAAATGAACTCTCATACAGTCAAGCAGCGCATAAATATGATATGTATTTATGATCAGGGAGTCTAAATGATACACTACCTGCTAGATGGGTATATCAGTATAGACTTTATGGTAAAGAGCGTTTCTTTCAAACACCTAAAGATTACAGAAAGAATCCCATTAGACAGTTTCATAAACCATCCAAAGAGATAGAATAAAATTTAAAACTCAAAATTAAACACCTAGAAATGGAACTAGAATACTAGGAAATTACCTATCGCCAAAGTTTTAAAAACAGGAACAAACAAACAAAATACCAATTAGTCAAGGAACAAAGTCGAAAATATGCATTAAAAGATCTACTTCTAATATCTGGACTTCCCATATCTGTTTATTATTACTATGAACATCAATATGAGACTGATAAATATCACGATATAAAGATACTGATATCAGAAATATTTGAAGCGAATAATCGTACATATGGCTATAGACGTATTAAACTCGCCCTTCAAAACTTCTATCAGGTTAAAATAGCCTATAAGACCGTTGTAAAGCTCATGAAAGAGCTACATATCGTTTGTAAAGTAAGAAAAAAGAGATATCGCTATATCTCTCAAATATCAAACAAAATTACACCCAATCTACTTAAAAGAGAATTTAAAAAGGATGAACCTAATCTAGCATGGGTCACTGATGTATCAGAATTTAGATTCAATCGTAAACGGTTATATCTATCCGTCATCCAAGATCTTTACAATGGTGAAGTCAAAGCATACCAAATTTCTAGGAGTCAAAATCAAGACTTGATTCTAAAAACTCTCAAGAAAGCAATCAACCCAAATGAGGATTTATCGAAGCTACTCATTCATTCTGATCAAGGTATTCTATATCAATCCCCTAAATATCGAAATTACCTTAAGAAATCAGCATTTACTCAATCTATGAGTGCTAAAGGTAACGCTTATTAAATGTCAGTCATAGAAAGTTTCTTCGGGACACTTAAATGTGAAACTATCTATTTACAAAAGGTTAAATCTTTATCAGATCTGATTAGAACAATTGATGAGTATATCTATTGGTATAATCACGATAGAATAAAATTAACTCTAGGTGGGGTTATTCACCTATTCAATATAGGTTAATGAATCAATAAATGATATAATAACTACAAAGAACATAAAGTACAAGAAAATGGTATCAATTCAAAAAGGTGATCAAAATGAAAAAAGATAACAAGTATTTTAACCGATTCATATATACTATTATGTTCCAACATGTATTTCATCTATTAGTGTTGATTGCTTCTATATATAATGTAGATACACCGCTACTCCACCGAAATGTTTTAGTGTTAGGAACCTATTTTACTGCCATTACATTTTTGATAAGCATATTCTTATTGTTTATATCATTTAGTAAAGAGAAAATAAGCTTTTGGAAAAAAAATTATGCAGTTCTTTCATATCTACCATCATTAGTTTTATTAGTTGCTTCACTTCTTATTATTAATACATACACTATTCCAGTATTGACTATATCAATTGTTCTTGTGGTGACTATTACTGTTCTCATTGGAATTTATATCTCTATCAAAAAGAGGATTTGATCCTCTTTTTTATGTACTGCTACTACCAGAAGAACCAATATCTGCAAAGTGTCTTATCAATTCACTGACTATTTTTCTAGTTACCCACATATTCCCTAAAGATCCTGCATGTTCGTAGTCGTTGCCACTACCAGACAATTCTACTCTTTCATAGAATCTTTGATATGGTGTGTTGATGTTTGAAAATATGAGATTGTTTCCATTCCCTAATGCTGAAATGACTGACACAAGACCATCATGACCAGAACCATCTCTATTTGTACCGATAGCTGAAACAAATGGCAATGTTTCTCTTGCATTCCAATCAGCATTAAGGGCACTGATTTGAGTACTTAACATATTTGTACCCAATATTCCGCCCATTAAAATGAACTGATACCAAAAAGTTGTACTTTGTTATAATACAAGTATATGCATGAGGTATTAGATGAAAGACAAAAAGAAAAAGAATAGGTTATCAGTTTTACTTTGACATTTACAGATGGGAAGGTAAGTATAGATGTTTAACAATAATAACAAGATTAGAACAATCCTATTCATCATAGCAATCGCTATGATATTCGTGTTAACAGGATGTATTTCGACTACATAGTCAATTGTTTAAGTGTACTGAATTAATAATTATACAATGAACCATGATAAATTTTCCTTTATCATGGTTTTTTTGTCACGGAAATCCAGTGAATTTCAGGTTCTGTTTTATTTGTTTTGAAATCTAGAAGTTAACATTGATTATGATTCGCTGAATAAATTACCAAAGACTGATGTTTATCAAATATTTTCGTATAACATGTTAAAGAATGTATTTAAGGAATTTTCATTTATAGTTTCAAGCATGATTTTTAACAATTTATACTTCAAAGAAAAGTTCAAACTGCTTATTTATATAATAAATATCAAGAAAAAATATATGATTCAATGAAGTCGAAAGAATTATTTGAAACTGTGATTAAAGAAATAGAAAATGTTCATGAGGGTTATTACAAAGAGACACAGTATAAAAAACTTGAAGAAATCGAAAAATGTATTAAAGAAATACCAGTATCGGAATTGCAAATGTTTAAAATAACAGATATATATGTTTATGGATCTTTTGGTAAGGGTACACAAAATAGTTACAGTGATGTAGACATATTAGTTGAGATGAACACAGACACATCGTATGATGTTATCAAGATACTTGTAAAAAATTTGTTTGTCAAATATTTAAATACAAAAATTGATGTAACAATTCATAAAAAAATGAACCCATTAAAGGATTCATTAAGAATATACTAGAGTATGTAAAACATATAAAAAGTACTTAAACTATTTATTTCTTTTGGATTCAAAAAAATAATATACTACTAAAAGAAATGTCATAGATATGCCAGTTGCTAACGTTGTCCACCCATATCCCGATAGATTACCACCAGAAAGTCCATAATCAGCGTAAAATGCAAGAAATGATATTGCAATAATACCAATTGAAGTGAAATGGAATATTTGCTTTTTATAAATGAGTCCCACAAAATATAGTAGGATACCGATTAAATAGAGTGTATGAACAATTGGTTGATACATATTGATTGATAAAAGGGATATAAAAAAAGCTGATAGACAAATGAATGATGCTATATATAAATATACATTTTTTGATTTGCTCATAAGAATAGCTCCTTTTCATGAATAATTATAGCATATATATACGTTGTTTAAGGGTATATTATATATTTTTAATATATGCAATCTTTAGATTGGCTTTCTCTAAAAATACTAGGAAACAATCATTTCTTTTTGCATGACAACTCAGAATTGTTAAATAAATAAACAAGAAGATGCAGTAAATCGATGAAACAATCAATCTGTATCTTTTTTTTTCTGAGCTTTGGTGATGATTGTTGTTCATATCTCAGATAATTTGATAACAATCTCCATAAATCGGATTTTAAATACTAAATATTTATTTGAAAAATAGTGTTATAATATATACGCCAAACAATTACAATAAAAGGAACTATAAAAGCGAGTATTTTATCCTTGAATTGTTTGGCGACGTTCCTTGGGATGAAATACTCGCTTTTGTAGTCTAGGGAACGTGCATATGTCAAAATTGAATAAAGTTTGTTCACTTTGTGGAACAATAGATTCTTCTATTAAACATGGTAAAGATACTAAAAGTAGACAAAGGTTTTTATGTAAATCATGTAATAAATCTTATATCAAAGATTCAAGTAGTCTAAAACATTTAAAATCGAGTGATTGTATTTTTAAAAAGTTTTTAGGATTAATGATTGATGATACTACTATTGAAGTAATAGCAAGAAACCTCAATATAAATACTAAAACTGTTAACTATTGGAAATTTATAGTATTTAAATCACTTGAGAACCACCAAAATGATATTAAACTTAATGGTACTATATTAATAGATGAAACCTTTATTCCAATACGAAATAAAAAATATAAGATATTAAAACACCTTAACAAAGAGATCCGAGGTATATCTTATAATCAATTATGTATAATAACAATGATTAATCTATTTGGTAAATCAGTAGCTAAGGTAGTGTCAAGGGCTATGGCTATGCCAGAGCACTACATAAATTTATTTACCCACAACATAGGGTATGTAGATAAATTTATATATGATGGTAATAAAAGAGGTTTTCAATTTATGAAAGGGTTCAATGTTGAATACATCGATGGAAAAAGAGATATAACAAATGAGCATTCAACGGATTTAGTTGATCAGTATCACTCAATATTGAAAAGGCATATATTTAAACATAATGGTTTTAACATAAAAAATACGCAACATTATTTAAACTTTTTTGTATATAGACAAAAATACTTGGCATCTCATAATGTTAAAGATATGAGAAGCAAAAACAATGTTAAAAATAAAATGATAGATGATTTGTTCAAAATCATTAAAAACACAAATAAGAAAATCACTTATCTAGATTACATGAAAGACCTGGGAATTGAAGATATATTATTAGCAATTTAGAATAAACAACAATCATCACCAAAGCTCAGTTTTTTTTTGAACTGATACCAAAAACCTGTACTTAGTGTAAACTAATATATATGCAGGAGGCATCATAAGAAGGATAAAAAGAAAAAGAATAGACTATGGAGCGGGGAATTCAAGTTAAAAGTCGTTTTAGACATCATTGAAAATGAACTCTCATACAGTCAAGCAGCGCATAAATATGATATGTATTTATGATCAGGGAGTCTAAATGATACACTACCTGCTAGATGGGTATATCAGTATAGACTTTATGGTAAAGAGCGTTTCTTTCAAACACCTAAAGATTACAGAAAGAATCCCATTAGACAGTTTCATAAACCATCCAAAGAGATAGAATAAAATTTAAAACTCAAAATTAAACACCTAGAAATGGAACTAGAATACTAGGAAATTACCTATCGCCAAAGTTTTAAAAACAGGAACAAACAAACAAAATACCAATTAGTCAAGGAACAAAGTCGAAAATATGCATTAAAAGATCTACTTCTAATATCTGGACTTCCCATATCTGTTTATTATTACTATGAACATCAATATGAGACTGATAAATATCACGATATAAAGATACTGATATCAGAAATATTTGAAGCGAATAATCGTACATATGGCTATAGACGTATTAAACTCGCCCTTCAAAACTTCTATCAGGTTAAAATAGCCTATAAGACCGTTGTAAAGCTCATGAAAGAGCTACATATCGTTTGTAAAGTAAGAAAAAAGAGATATCGCTATATCTCTCAAATATCAAACAAAATTACACCCAATCTACTTAAAAGAGAATTTAAAAAGGATGAACCTAATCTAGCATGGGTCACTGATGTATCAGAATTTAGATTCAATCGTAAACGGTTATATCTATCCGTCATCCAAGATCTTTACAATGGTGAAGTCAAAGCATACCAAATTTCTAGGAGTCAAAATCAAGACTTGATTCTAAAAACTCTCAAGAAAGCAATCAACCCAAATGAAGACTTATCAAAGCTTCTCATACACTCTGATCAAGGTATTCTATATCAATCACCTAAATATCGTAATTACCTTAAGAAATCATCATTTACTCAATCCATGAGTGCGAAAGGTAACGCTTATTAAATGTCAGTCATAGAAAGTTTCTTTGGGATGCTTAAATGCGAAACCATCTATTTACAAAAAGTTAAATCTTTATCAGATCTGATTAAAACAATTGATGAGTATATCTATTGGTATAATCACGAAAGAATTAAACTAACGCTAGGTGGTTATTCACCTATTCAATATAGGTTAATGAATCAACAAATGATATAATAACTACAAAGAACATAAAGTACAAGAAAATGGTATCAATTCATTTTTTGGATCTTTTATTCCTATTCCTGTCGTTGGAACCGTTGTTGGTACTGCATTAGGGTTTGCATTAGGTACTATTTTGGGATTATTATTAGACTACGAAATAAATGGCAAGAGTATATTAGATCATGCTAGAGATTGGATTTATAAAACTTGGACCAGTTGGTTTAACTGATTTTATACAATGAGGAGGTTATATGAAAAAAATTAATTTATCTAGTATTGGAAGTTTTATGCTTTCGATAATTGGTACATGTTTAATGATATGTTTAACAGTTTTAGTATTTATAGCTGACAATTCAAACTTGTTTGGTCAAGTTGCAAGCATAATTATTCTATTGGTTTTCATGTTTGTGCTCTACTTATGTATATTTAATAGAATTATTATAGACAAAGAGTATTTGGTGATATGGAAGCTTAAGAAAATTTTTATACCACTTTCACAAATCAAAAAAATCTATATAACTGAATTTGTTCTTGAGAATATAATTTATATAGAAACAGATTTTAAAACATATAGAATATCCGGAAAATCAACGTTATTAGGAAAAAATAAAAATAAAGAAGAAACAAAAAAAGTTGTTCAGGAGTTGTGTCACATTTTAGGGTTTTAGCTTTTTGCGCATTCCAAACTATATCACTATCCAATTAATCTCGCACTAAATAATCAGATAAGAATTAATTTCGGTATATGAATAAAATTAAAAATGTTTAGATGAAGCATCACAACCTAGCAATTATAAATAGCCAGGTTGTGGTGCACTTAATGGTATATAACACTTGGAAAAGTTGGTTTAGTTAGGGAGGGGAAGATGAAAAAAATCTATTTAACCAGTATTGGATATAAAATTCTTGCTGTAATATGTACAGTAGGAATGTTTATACTAACGTCGATAATATTTTTTTTGGCTGATGAGTTTTATTTGATTGCAATTGTATTTTCAGTGCTTGTCACTGTGCTTTGCTTATTTGTGTCATTTTTAACCTTTAATCACAGCATAAGTGTTAAGGGTAATGTTTTAATTATAAAGAAAATCAATACAATCAAAATTGATATTAAGAACATTTTAGATGTAAGTATGAATAAAACATTTTCGACTGATAATGTCATTTTTATTCAAACAAAGGGTATGACTTATAGATTAAATGGATTTAATACATTGCTTGGACAAAGAAAAAAACTATTGAAAACAACTGAAATCGTAATGAATTTGCGCGAATATTTTGGATTGTCAAATTAATCTATAAAAATTTCATTATATTTTGTAAGGGTTAAATATTCAATCCAATAGTTTACATAGTTTGGTTATAGAATAATCTATTTTAACCTATACTTGATTTGAATTTTGTGTGGCTCAAAGAATTTAATATGCATACTTTTAAGTTGAAGGTTAAATATTGGATTTTGAATGAGCAATTCTATGCTTAAGGGGTGATTCACTTTATAGTGATGATTGAAAAAGTAAGATGTTAGTAGACACTAAAAAAACTACTAACATCTTTTTTTGTATAGAATAATAAATAATGACTCTGATAATATGCGTGCATGGACAATTTGATATATATTTCAACTAATATTGAACTATTGTTTATATAGTTTTCATATATGGTTGAGAAAAAGCAACTAAAAATGGTATAATTCGACTAAGAATTATATCGTTTTTACTAATAAATATTAAAGGTGTGTTTATATGAAAACAAAACATAAATGTAGAACATATTTTAAGATAACTGGGAACTTTGAACCTAATGAAATACTTGATGTGCTAGAAATAAAACCTTCTAGAATTGAACGAAAAGGTGATCAATATAAACTGCTTAATAAAAAGAGAACTTATGAATTTTCAACCATAGAAATTGGAAATAATGAAGCGTATGATATTGAAGTAGACGTTATGATTGAAAAAACAATTAAAGAACTTAGGACTAAAGTCAAAGAACTAAATGAACTGAAAATTAAATATCCGGATATTGCTTATACGCTAGAAGTTGTACCAGAAGTCACAAATAACCTTAATGAGCCAAATCCAGATCTTAGTCCAACCAAAGAAATTATGAAGTTTCTAGTTGAAATAGATGCTGAATATGATATTGATTATTATATATATGAAGAGGAATATTATTGGTCAGGTAGGGTTTTTTATGAAATCAAGATTAATGATAAACACATTGGTTATGAAGAAGTTATTGAAGCAATCAAAGGAAATACCGATGACCCATTATTAAGGCTTGAAGAGATTGCAAAAACAAAAGAAGCGACTTATACTAATGAACATGGTGAAAAAGTAGAATTGAAATTGTTCAAAGTTAAAGAAATATATGCAATCCATAATCAAGATTTCATTGATTCGTTTGAAGTTTATGCAAACATGATACCAGCTACAGAAGAAGAACTTAATAAGTATTTGGATATTGTATACAATCTTGATGAAGATGAAGAAAGAGAATTAATGATTTTAGAAGGTGCAAGAACAGATAAAAAAAGAAGATGATTTAGGCATCTTAATAATTAATGTTTACGATGTCATTAATAAATAGGTTGTATACTTGAACAAGTAATAGAAAAACATCTGCAAGAAAGTAGTATAAAGGGATAACAGGTGATAGTATGATGAAAACAGAAGCAATATATATAGCTAAAAGCGAATTAAAAAAACTTGGTTTTAAAAAAAATCGACAACATTGGATACTTCTTAATGATTATTACTACATTGGATTTAATATTCAAGGATCGCAATGGGATCTAAACAATTATTATGTAAATTTTTTAATTGATAATGTTAATAAATACAAAGGAAAACCACTAGTCTACCCCACAATTAATTATCGGTTTTTAGGTGGAGAATATGATAATAATGCTCAGGTTAATCCAAGTATCATTGAAGCAATCGATAAACTGAATGTTTTAATTGAAACGTATTTTAAATTACCAATAGATATACTTATTAAAAATGAAGAATTTATAAGTGAATTTGGTCTAACTGATATACAATTAAATAAATTATCTCAAAGTATAAATGATATTGAATAGAAATTGATTCTTTTGCTTTTATTAGTCAATAATATGCGTGCATGGACAATTTGATATATATTTCAAGTAATATTGAACTATTGTTTATATAGTTTTCATATATGGTTGAGATAAAGCAACTAAAAATGGTATAATTCGACTAAGAGTTATATCGTTTTTTAGTATTAGGGGAAGTTATAAATATATGAAAATTAAAAATGCTGAATTTCATAATAATAGAATAATTTTACATAAAAATAAAAAGGATATAGAAATTTTTGTGGATAATATAAAGGATATAATTTATTATAGACCTAATTTTTGGGGTTTTATTTCTGCATATATTTCATGGAATACACCAGGAATTTTACAAATTCATTAAATCAACAAAGTTGAAAATAAAAAAGCATATATATTAAGAATTAAATATGAAGATGTTAAGAAATTGTCTAAAAATATTAAAGAAAAGATTGGACCAACATTAATACCTTAATATAAAAAACATAAGTAGAAATCATTGATAAAAGTATAGTATAAATCTTGTTAAACAATTCGTTATTTGATCTATAAAGTATAGACTTGTTTATGAGATTTTTAGAATAAAAAGGAGTATGTTATGAAAGTAAAAAAGTTCTTAATTGCATTTTCATTTACAATTATATTTGCTGTAATTAGTATATTATCTTTGATTTCATATATTTTTAGTCACTCATTTTATGATTTATTTAGTGCAATTATTACCCTTATTGCAAGTGTCTTTTTTATGGTTTTTACAATTATAGGGAACTATTATAATGGTTATTATATAGCCTATAAGCAAAAGTATTTTTTAAATGGTGTAAATATATTTGAAGACTCTATAATTATTAAAGAAAAAAGGATTTTTAGATATAAAAAATTTTTAAAAGATAAGATTACTAAGTCAACATATATGTTGGTTTACAATAAAACACTAGGTTTGCATTTTATAGTGTATGAACTTAAAAGTAATTTTCAACTAATTATCATTAAAAATTCAAGTTTTATGCATACTGGATTATACTTTGATGAAACAGATAGATTACTAAATACTGATGTATTAATTGAAAAAATCGGTATAACACAATTAAAAGATGTTACTCATATAAAAAAATATACATCAAATAATGATAAAAGTATATTATTAATTCATAAAGAAGAAAACTCATTTATAGTTACTGAATATACCTATTCAATTAACTTTGCACTTAAGATTCGTGATGTATATAAAGAGATGTTACCACATTGGTATAAAGAGTATAATCAAGCTTATTTCAATTTTGATAACTATCATGAAGCTGAAATATTTGCAGTAAGAAGATTAAATTCAATAAACGAAGCGTATACACTTAATGGAAAACCACTTCAATATTTTGTTTTACCAAGACAAAAGCTTGGTACAGCATATCATGAATTTCAAACAGGAGACAAAAAAGATGTGTATTGGGATAAAACATCGATATTGTTGCATGAAGATATCATGGAAAAACATAAGATTGGTGAGTTTTTTGCTAGAGTTATTCCAAGTTACGACTATTTCGGAAAAAGTTTAGTTGATGAAACAACTTGGAATACTATACTAAACCAGGTGGTATACGAAAATGAGATGGTTAAAGTAATAATAGATGAATTACGACTCTGGGTAGAAGAAAGTATTTATGAATTTGGTTGTTTCACTATTTTAGGTATATAGGTTATTAATTTAAAGGAAAGTATAGATGATCAAAAATGGAGGAGTTAATTTTGAAAATAAATAAAAAAGAAATAGTTCAAGAACTAAATATTGAAAAAAGTAAAGATTTTAAGCTAGAAACTTATAAACTAGCAAAAAAGAGGTATTTGTTATTTAATGACAAACCAATTGTTAAATCTAATATAAATGAATATTTAGAGTTTATTAGTGAAGAGTTTAACACCAAGGGGAAATATAAAACAATTATTGTAGTTGCTGAAACTAATGATGACTTTGAAAAGAAAGAACTTGTATATTTTGATAATGTTGATACATTAGTAGTCTTTTACTTAGTTAACTCTGATACAGGTGAAGTTTATATGGATGATAGTTGGACATTTATGTTAGGATTAAACTATCGTAAGTATGTACGTAGTATAAATAAAATAATTACCGGACAATAATACTGGTGGAGGCAAGATTTATTATGCAAAAGACCTTGCTAAACACGGTGGTAGTTCATATAAAGGATTTGTTTTGGAAAAAGGTAATAGAGTCTTAAAATGGATTGGAGATTTTTATGAAAAATAGAACTTTTAGGTATGATGACAGTCATAAGTATTTTATGATTTTGCTAGTTATATCAGTAACTTTTATAGTATTGTCAATATATTTAAATGAAGATGTAATGATTTTCAGCATATTCCTTATTTTATCATTTGTAGGTATTATTGGTGCACTCTTAATATTTATCACAGGTATTCATTTTAATTATAACAAACAGAAAATTGTAATTATTGATACATTTTTTGTTAGAAAAATATACATAAAAGATGTCCAATACATAACAATTGATGAAATTAAGAAACCAAGAAAAAAGAGAAAATGGCCATTTTTTGATGGAGCCAGTTATCGTGCATTTTGGACTGTATCATCTAAGTATGTTTATAGAAATGGAAAGACATTTAACATTATATTTCATATGAAGAATAAAACTTCTGTGAAATCTTATTATGGATGGCTTTATAAAACAAAATCGAAAAATAGAGTTGAAAAACAACAATTGCTGTTTAATCAATTTATCCAAGAATTCAAAGAATACAAAAAAGAATAATGACATTTAAACGGAATATTGATGATAATCTATGCATAGAGGTGATTCACAAAAGTGATGATCCTCTTTTCTTTAAACCAATTACCGGTTAATAAATATACGTGCATGGACAATCTTATAGATATTTCAAGTAATATTGAACTATTGTTTATATGGTTTTCATATATTGTTGAGATAAAGCAACAAAATAATGGTATAATTCGACTAAGAGTTATACCGTTTTTACAATTAGGGGAGTTATAATCCTATGGAAATTAAAGTTTCAAAGAAAGTAATTTTTTATAAGAATAGTCTTATAATTAAAAAAAGAAAAAGAAATATAGAAATTAACTTTCAAGACATTGATAGGATTATATATATTAAAAATAGTTTTTGGAATTGGTTAACAGGTAGAACGCATGCTGTTATTCCAGGTCGTATACATATTTTTCTAAGAAATGGAGTTAGAAATACTCGATATTCCTTTAAAATTAAAAATGATATATTTAATACTCTACCTTTAACATTTACTAGATTATTACCCGAAAAATATAAAAATTATTAATTAAGGAGAAAAAATATATGTTTGTCAAAAATTATTATAAAAAAATTGGTGAAGTAAAAGGTTGGGAATATGGAACTGGATATACGAAAGGGTTTGAGAAAAACTTTTTTTGTATAGTTTTTCAAGAAGGCATGTCTAGAAGAATTTCCGTTTTTTTTAAACCCAATGAAAATATAGTGCAATTTAAAAAGTTTGTAGAAAATAGCAAAAAAAAATCTAAAGATTTCAGATTACTTATTAAATGATGAAGGTATCTCAATAGCACCGAATGAATTTTGGAGTGTTATTAATTTGGTTAAAATCCAAAAAATTCTTGATGAATTAATAAATAAATTAGTTGATCTTGAAATTGAGCCATTTGTTCCAGAGAATTTAGTAGAAAATCTTTAATCATCATAAAAATCGAAATTTATTATTATAAAAAAGAGGTACTAAAATGAAATATGTATATCGTAAGACTAAAAATTCTTTGAAAAATTAACTACATATCGGTTTAATTTTGAGAAAGGAAAATATCAAAAAGATTCTAGTAATAGGCTAAAACACGATTTCTCAAATGTTCTAGTTAGTGCATCTCTTAATCAAAGAAGTGATGATAAAAACTCTGCTATTTGGAGAATTAGAGTATTCTCGGATAGTGAACCAATTGAAGAAACTAGTTTTGAAAATACTCTGAACGAACTTGTGAATTTAATATTAAATTATGAACGTTCAAACAACTATTATGGTATTGTATCATATGTAATTCAACGTACTAGTTTAGGATATGAGATATTTGATGTTTCTTTTAGATAACAAAATAAATAGCCCAGGTCTTAAATTATTGTTAGGATTACTGTAGACTTAAATGGAGGAGAAGCATTAATGCTAATAAAGAAATACGATCATTCAGAATATTTACATTTCGAATCACGATATGACTTAAAGTATTGGGGAAGAGTTAAATTTGAATATCTTTCAGTAAATAAAAAAGAATTTGAGTATGAGATCGAATCTATAATTAGTTTCATGAAAGAAAACGACTTGAATAAACTAGAAATTCTTGAGCAAAATGCGTTTCAAGAATTCACAATAAATTTGACTAATCTTAGTAAACTCACTTTTCTAAAAGAGTTATATATTAGTGGTGGTTACTTCTTGAACTATGATTCTCTAGAAAATTCAGTTCAACTTGAAGGATTATACATATCTTTGAATAGTAACAATAAAGAAAAAATTAATTTATCAAAACTTAGGAATTTAGTATATTTAGAAATTGCAAATACCGTTAACAATGTTGTTGGATTTGAAAAAATGCAAAATCTTAAGACATTAATATTGTCAAAATATTCCCCTAAGACGAAAGACTTTAGTGAATTTGATTTACCCAAACTATCTAGTTTGGAGCTTGTATCACCAAAAGTAAATTCCTTGAATGGACTTGAGAATAATAGCGAGATTAAATGCTTTACGCTATTTAGATGTCAATCATTAACAAATATTGAAGCTATCAAAGAGTTAACTAATTTGGAGTATCTAACAATTGATAGATGTAAGAATATTGGAGATTTTTCAATATTAAAAAATAATAAAGTATTAGTATCATTAGGAATAGAAAATTGTGGTACCATTCTAGATGTTCATTTTGTCTCTGGTTTACAGAAACTTAATACTATAGGCCTTATAGGAACTTCAATTGAAGATGGAAATTTAGAACCATTGAAAAATATAGAATATGTCAGCATTACCAATAAAAGTCAATATAATTATATCTGTAAAGGATTTAAACTAATTGCTAAATAGAATTATAATATATTGAAACAATGATTTTTAATAAGAGGTGATTCACAAAAGTGATGATCCTTTTTTTCTTAGTGCATTTATTTCCAATAATTAGTGTTGACGCCCAACTTTAAGTAGCAGCAACATATATATGAAATGTATATGAAGTATATTTGATATATTATTGGGATAAAACGATTAATATGTTATAATTTAGGTGATAATTATATTTTATTTTCTATTTAACATAAGGTTTTATAAGTTTCAAGATTATGGAAAAAGATGATTGATAAATTGCTGTAAAAGAGTTAGTAGAACAATAAATTGTCAATTGATAAAGTAATTAAGAAAAGGGTATCAATTCATAATTTTGGACACCGAAGATTTTAAAGCAATTCGACAGGAATTTCATCAGCAATAGACTTTATATTCGCGATTTAAATTAACAGATAGGAGTCAGGAAATTATGGAAGACAATAGCATACAGCAATTTTATTCAAGGGTTAAAAAAACAGCTAACATCAAAAATGGTAAAATAGCATTAATCATTATACCGATAATAACAACCATAATGTATGTGCTCTTCTTTGTTATAGATGATAGTGAAATCAAATATATTTTCTTGCTTTTTTCAGTGCCATTAACCATTTTATACCCAGTTATTTTAACCAATATATATTTGTATGGTTTTGCTTCGGTTAATAAAGAAAATATTATTGCTATTACTGATGCTAAAATAATCAAAATGAAACTTGCAACATACTGGCAACATAACATTGGTAAAGGGACGGGATCAATACACTATGGAGTCCATATTTGGATTTTGATAAATAATAAAAATAAGAAATTGTTATTACCATTTAAGCGCGATAATATTATTATTGGTATACAGGCAAATGATATGAAAAAAAGGCGAGAAATAAAAGAAATATTTAACGTAAATAGTTTGATTAGTTGTACGTTTAATGAGTATAATAATGTCATATATAAATCTTCCGATAATCTTGAAAATAGAATTCGAAAAATTGTTTATTAAATCTTTGGACTGTCAATACTTTTTTGGACATAAAGTTAAGAGAATTTATGAATTCTGTAAATCGAATTCATTAGGTGTCATATATCCAAGTGATGAATGGCACCTTTTTTTGTTGTAGTATACTTCAACATAATTTAAAACTTCTAATTTTGCTTCAGACTTTGTCTTATAATATCTCTTTGGTAGAACTTCACGCTTAAAAGTTTTAAAGAATGATTCCACTAGAGCATTATCATATGGATTACCTTCGTTACTATTGCTAGTAATAAAATTGTTATTTTTAGCCAATGTTAGAAAAATACTTGTTCCATTATTAGTAATTGCCATGTTTAAAGTATCTATTACGAGTGATGTTTTCATATGACTTTTAAGACTATAACCGACTATCTTACGTGTATATAGATCAATAAATACGGATAAATATAGGTTTCCTTCGGCTGTTATTATATAAGTAATATCACCAAACCATACTTTATTTTTTTGTTCAGCTATAAATACTTGATTGATTAAATTAATAGTAGCTAAATTATTTTTTGGTTTCTTATACTTATATTTATAATTTGAACCTCTCGCATAAAGCCCCATTGCTCTCATGAGCCTTGTAATCCTTTTCCTACTTAAAACTAATCCATAGTTATTAAATAGAGCACTCTTTATTCTACGGCATCCATATCGACCATAGTGTTCATTAAATATTAATTTAATATAATTACTAATTACTTCATTTTCAATTGCTGACTTAGATTTGGGTCTAGATTTATAAGCATAGTAACCTGATCTAGAAACACCTAATAATTTACACATGAAATTTATGTTGTATTTATCTTTATTTTTTTTAATAAATTCAAATTTAACTATTGATTTTTCTTTAGGAAGCATCCAAACTTTTTAATAATTCTAATTCATTTTTTAGTTGTTCATTTTCGGTCTCTAGTTGTTTTAGTTTGTTTTGATAAATAAAATCATGACTTCCTTTACCAGGAAAAGCTAAGTCTCCATATTTCTCAAATTCACTAATCCATCTATACAAATTGTTAGGATGTACTCCTATGTTAGTAGATACAGTTTTAACACTAAAGCCTTCCTTAATTACTAATTCAACAGATTGAACTTTAAACTCTTTCGAAAAATTTTCTCGCATATATAGACACCTCTTTACTAATATTATATCTTTATTCTCTTATCTTTGTGTCTACTTTATTATAACCATTCCAATATATGCAGGAGGGGGTATAGCATGAAAGAATAAAATTAACTCTAGGTGGCTATTCACCTATACAATATAGACTAATGAATCATTAAATGATACAATGACTACAAAGAACATAAAGTAAAAGAAAATGGTATCAATTCATATTTCAAAAAGTGGACATATTATTGTTTGGATAGGAGAGAATATGGTAAAGTCATCAAAAAATTTGTTAATAGTCTCAATAATATTTATTATAATTTTCGTTATTTTCTTTTTGGTGGCTTTATTTGCACCACTTTCATATGATGGTAATTCAATATCACCGCCAGATGCTATGTATTATATCAGCAAAGGAATACTATATTTAATAGCATTATCGTACTTAATATTATCACTAATTTGTTTACTATATTATGTTAATAGAAAGATATTCATTATAGAGGATAAAATAGAATATGTAAACTTTGTTGGTATAAGAAAAACATTTGATCCATCAAATTGTGTAATTAAAGTGCATAGAGCTAGATTTGATTTATTATTTAAACAGAAAAAAGTATGTTCAATATCGTTTTTTAATGATGGGGAAATATTTGAATTTATTCAAGAAGCCGAAAAAAGAGGCGCAACTATAAAATAATTAGATTTAAAAATTTAATGAAATATTAGCAAGAATAATAGTCCTCAGAATGTCCTCTAAGAACTTTTTTCTATTTATGATATCGTCAATACAGTCCAAGTATAACCCTTCTTAAACTTCTCAAAATAATTAGATAGATAAGATTCGTAAAATTGATGATCCTCTTTTTTTATATCAATTACCGGACAATAATTAGTGTTGACGTCCATACTCAAATAGTAATCAAATAGCAACAATACAATTAATAACTACAATGATGTATGTTTGAGAGCGAGAAAAAAACTTAATAAAAAGGCTTAAAAAAAGTAAATTTGTCTACCACTAGATACACTACAAACTGAACGTTTTAGCGTATAATCTGGTTATCGTGGATATCTGGCTTCAAAAGTCTAGGATTAAAAGGAGCATTATTTGTTCCTATTTTTCTTGCGAAAATTCGTAGATTTCACTTTCAATTAATGGGAGGTGGAAATTATATGGCCAATACAAAAGATGCTTATATGAAATGGAAAGAACAAGGATTATTAGAAACAAAACTAAAAATCATCTCTGACTATTATTCATATAAAGAAGCAAGAGGTTTAATTTATAACTTACTTGGAGTTAGTGAGGCAATTTGGGAAAGACTAAAGAAAAGACATGAAGAGATCAGGTTTACAATTGCAGAAGCAAAGAAACTTCATGAACAACTACTATTAGTAAGTATTACAAGACGAGCTGAAGGTGAATACTATGAGGACACTCAAACAATTATTGAAGAGTCTAATGGTAAAACCAAGAAGAAGATCGTTAAGATCAAGAAATATATACCAGGTGATGTTGGAGCTGGTAAGTATTTATTATCAAGACTACATGGTGAGAAGTATAACGAAAATAAAGAAATGTTAGAAATTCAAATCTATTTGATATATATCAAAATAATGATATAATTATGATATAAGGTGGTGTTAATATGAAAATTATTATTCCTTCATCAGATTTAAGAAATAAATATAATGAAGTATCTAAATTATCATTGGAAGAAGAAAAAGCTATTTACATTACAGTTAATGGTAGAGGTGATACTGTCTTGATAAACCAAACTTTATATGAAAAACAAATGGCAGAATTAGAACTTTTAAGATTACTTTCAGAAGCAGAAGAAAGCGTTAATAAAAAAGATGTTATAGATGCGAGACTTGCTTTGTCCGAGATAAGAAAAGGCATTAAGTGATATGTATACAGTTAAACTGACAAGTGATGCTAATAACGATATTAATCAAATAATTGTTTTTATTCACTTGGAGTCAAAAGATAGGGATACGGCAATTTCATATTTAGATTTGTTAGAAGAAAGTATTTTATCCTTAGAAAGACTTCCTGAACGTGGATCTAATCCTAGATATAAAATATTAAGTAATCAAGGATATAAGTTTTTGGTGGTAAAGAGTCATTTGATATTTTATAAAGTTGATCAAGAAAATAAAATAATCACAATATACCGGGTACTACATAATAAAAGCCAATATCAAAATTTCTTATGAGCATAAATATAGCAAAACGAACACACAAGAATTTTTCTTGTAACATTTTATTTTCAGTAATACATAAAAATAAATTCAACTATCTCAATAAGGTAGTTTTTTTATTTAATACAGTTGGTAACTGCCTCAATGGGGGGTATAATTAAGTTGAGGTGGTATTATGAAAAATAATATTCATACTAATTTGTGCTATTGGATTATAATGAATCAATTAATACCGTACATATTAATTTATATTTGTAGTGGACTCATGAAATCAATTAGCTTGAATTCAACAATCGGTATTCATAGAACCAATTAAGATTTTAAACTTACAATTGTTTTAGTTCTAAATTAGGATCTTTAAGACTTAAAAATGAACATTTTATAATTATTGGATTAAAGTAGTAATAATATTATAGAAAGGAAAGCCTCCAATGGAAAGTAAATTAGACGTATTATCAAAAATAGCGAGAAAAATTCAAAACCATGAAATCACATGGGCACTTGGTGGATCAACTTTATTATTTTTAAAAAATATAACGGACCACTTTAACGATATAGATATAATGGTTTGTGAAGAAGATATTAATAAGGTAAAAGAATTACTATTAGAATTGGGGGAACTAAGACCCTTTAAACCAAATAATAATTTCAAGACAAAACATTTTTTAGAGTTTTTAATTGATAATATAAAAGTAGACATTATGGCAGGTTTTACAATTATAAAGAATAATCAAGAGTATTACTTTCCTATAGAAAAGTATCAAAAGTTTGAATCAATAGATATTGATGGATTAAAAATACCACTTCAATCGGTCAAAGAGTGGAAAAAATATTATGAATTAATGGATAGAACTGATAAGGTAAGTATGATCAATCAAAAGACTTTTTGATTTATCATTAATATACTTCAAATAGTAATACCTTAAAGTAGTATATTTATACTTTCAAATATTTTACAACTACTTAATGATTGCATATTTAACTATTTAGAAAACATTAAATATGATGTAATATTTGCAGTAAATGTATATCAATCAATTAGAAACTATATGAAAGCTCTGAAGAAAAAAGGTAAGTTTGCTATTATTGGCGGAGATTTCAGGCAAATTAGTGATGCAATATTTAAGGGCAAAAATGCTATAAGTATCATGAGTAAATCAACGCCTGAAATTTTAAAGAAAATTACGGAACTTGTTGAAGTAATAAGTTACATCAATTTATCGGAAGTATCTATTCGTTAGATCATATAAAAGATGCTTATATAGATTTTAAAGATGGAAAGGTGATTATTATTGAGATGCTTAAATAAAGTCTATCTATATTTAGATAAAACAAGTGTGCACCATTGGTTCATTGATAACTTGCTGAATTTATGCTATATTTATACTATATACCAAGTAAAGAATTGAGAAAATACAGATGCATATTAAGACAATAGAAAACTATCAACCCAAAAATGAACAAGAAGCATTTGATAAAAAGGCAATGTTAGATTTTGCTAGAAATAATGATGATGCACTTTTTAGAACAAACCTTATTGCTCATTTTTCAAATTCGGCAATTGTTTTAAATAAAACATTAGATAAAGTATTATTTGCTAACCACCTTATATATAAATCTTGGGGCTGGATTGGTGGACATAATGACGGTAATCCTGATTTTTTAGAAGTATTATTAGAAGAGGTAACAGAAGAAACAGGAGTTAAGAAAGTTAGGCCACTGTTTCATCAACCTGTGGCATTAGATAACATCCTAGTTCATAACCATATAAAACGGGGTGTATATGTGGGTGACCACATTCATATGAATTTGACCTATTTACTTATAGCTGATGAAGATGAGAAACTAGTTATAAAGGCTGATGAGAATAGTGGTGTTAAGTGGTTTGATTTAGATGATGTTCTAAATCATGTTACTGAAGAGCGTATGATATATATCTACCAGAAATTACTTTCTTATATAAAAACACTTAATAAGTAA